CCGTTTGTTCCTTTTTTAAATTCAGAACCATAAATGAAAATACTTGCATCAGCATTTCCTAATCCTGAACCACCTGTATAACCTGCAGCATCATAAAACGCTAGTGTTACTTGACTGTTTGCAAGGTCAACTGCTATAACAATAGCTTTAAACTCACCTGAAGCGTCATTGTTTACAACAACAACAGTCTGACCAACTCTGATTGCAATTTGAGCAGTTGCTCCTGAACCAGGTTGAACAGTAGATCCTGCTGGATTTAAAGTGTCGTTGATTTGGAAAACTGCTTCTCCTCCTCCAACTAAAGCCGCAGTCCCACATTCTACGTACTTAGTATGTAATCTTCCTTGTTCTGCCCATTTGATAAGGTCTGAGTTAGAAGGCATTTCTGCTCCTACCATTCTAATGAATGAGGAGATTGTTCTGTTACCATATCTTTCGAATTCTTTTTCGTAAGTGTCTGGTAAGTACTGATTCAAAAAGTTGAAGTCAGTAATATAATTCGATGCCAAAGGTGTTTGATGCGAACTTGGTTGCAAATCAAAACCTGGCGTAGCTTGGATTGATCCTGCCATAATTTTTATTTTTTAAATTAATTATTTTCTTTTAATACTCTTAATTTTAAGTCCTCTTCCACTATCTGTGTTTAAAGACTTAAACTGTGTTCCTCCCTTGCTTGTCACTTCAGGCGATCTACGTTCCGACATATTAATATTTTTTGTCTTACGCATTACATCTTCCGTGGCATTAGCCTTGCCTTGCTCATAAAAGAACTTAGCAAATTTTTCAGGATTCTGTGCAATTGCTACACTCCTATGAAAACCTTTAGAATCTTTTAAAAGACCACTATCATCTAAATACTTGGTTGCCCAACTACCTGGATTTAATGCACTCTTTTTTAAATCATCTAAACTACCTGGAGAAAATGTTATTGTTTCTTCACCTACATTAAATTCAAAACCTTTGAACTCAGGCGTAAATACTTCTAACGTCTTAGAGTCGTAAAACTCTTTCTTTCTAGCAGTCTCTTCTTCATAAGACTTCGCATCTGCGATGTATTGCTTATAGCCTTCCATTTCTTCGTCAGATACATTTGAAGATTGCATTCCCCTTGACTCAAGTGGTTGCTTATACTTCTCTTGCATTTCTTTAAAGTAATCTTTTGCTTTAGCAATAGCTTTTTTCTTCTTTAACTTAATTTTCTTTATGTCACCCTCTTCGTCTAAATCTTCATCAAAAGAATAGTCATCCATTAAGGTTTCTATATCTTCTTCATCAAGACCATCCTCAGTAGCACGTAAATAATCTCTAAGTAAAGAATCAGGATTGGATTCATCAAAATCTTTTTGTAACTCTACAAAGTCTTGAATTCCTCTTCCTGTGTCTTTTTTATATTTAAAGTAAGCAGCTACATCTTCAGGTAATTCTTCCTGAGTTTCTCGCTGACTCATTAACTCATCAAATGAATTAATTTCTTTATTATATCTTTTACCAATATACGAAAGAACATCTTCCTCGTTTAATTCAGCTTTAGGCTCTTCAGCTTTAGGCTCTTCAGCTTTAGATCGGTCATCATTAAGACCTTCTTCATGCTTATCTAAAAGCTCTTGTTCTACCTCTTGTACTGACTTTTCTTCCCCTACTTTTACTTCTTTTACTTTAAGTTCCATATAATTAAATTTGATTGTTACAAATATAAGAAAAAAATAATACGGTTTTTATACACTACCTAGGGTTAAACTCAGCTAAATCGAATCCATCAAGACTATCTTCATTAGACTCAAAGTTTACTGGAGGTAAATTATTTTTTCTTTGCTGTATTAATTTTGATTGTTCAGTATTTGCCTGACTAATTCTTTTAGATTTTGCCCCTTCTCTTTGCGTTTCTCTTTGAGACAACGCCTCAGACTCTATACCTCTTAACTTTAAGTTATAATTAAACTCCTCAGCCATTAGTTTACTTTTAAGAACAGCTTCATTATTTTGTTTTTCAATTTCAAAAGCTATCTCAGCTTGTTTTAATCTCATCTTTCCTTCTACCTCGAACTGTTGTTTTTGCATTTCGATTTGTTGCTTCATCTCTTGAGATTTCAACGCCTGTTGAGCTTGCATTGCCTGAGCTTGCATTGCTTGTTGTTGTTGCTGCTCTTGTAATGCTTTACGTTTTACTTTTAGTAATTGGTTAGCAAGTTTAATGTTTTTAATTTCTCGTATATCAATAGCATCCTCTAAATTTATATCTCCCTTAGACAATGCCATTTGTATATTCGCTTCTAGTTGTGCTTTTTGTTCTTCATCTGGAGCTATTTCAATAAATATACCAAAATCATATATGTATAAATCTTTTATCTGATTAAGAATACTAATATTATACTTACCTATAGCATTAGCAAAATCATCCTTAAAGTCTGCATATTGTAATATATCGGCAACCCTGTAGGTAATTGCTTCAGCTAAACTTCTATAGATGTACAAAGAACCTTCAAGTATATGCCTAGTCGCAACATTAGAGTTTAGTGCTGCTAACTTTTGTAAGCCCACTAAAGAATTAGGGTCTGGAGAGGAAGCATCCCTAGCTTCATTTAATCCTGTCACCTGTCTAATCATTCCTAAGTAGTGATTATAATTCGAAATTAGCATCTGAGTTTTACTTGCACCAGAACTCGACTGTAATTCTTTTATAGGAATTTTACCCTGGTTATAGTCTCCGTCTTGAGTATAACTTCTACCAATAACAGAACCTGTTTGGAAATATAATCTTAATGCATCTTCTGGATTATAAGCATTCCCTGTTCCTAAGTCTACTTCATTTAATCCATCAGCATCGATGTACACACCGTCAGGGACAACCCTTGAAATAACTTGTTGAAGTTTTAGGTGTGTTATCTGTATCAAATCAGCAAAAGGAATCATACGCCTAGTCAAAGATTCAATAACTCCCTTGTACATTCTTGGCGCAGTTGCTACATAATTTGGAAGTGCGTGTTGTTGTGCTGATTTAGGCCTAACCATATTTTCAGCAAGCTCCCACTTTAAAATAATATTTGTACCCATAACCATAATGCCGTCATACCAAACATCAATAGTTTTTTCCATTTTTTCAAACCTACCTTCTTCCATCATCTCTACAGGTGGATTGAATTGGTCATCTTTTTCTATAACCTTTGACCCTCCATTTTCTAGTATCTTTTTTTTGTAAACTACTTTTTTTGTAGTCTTATAATTAAAATACATTAACGTAACCGTGTCTCTGTAAAAAATATCATTCTCATAAAACTGGGCAACATTATAGTAGTCATACCAGCTTTGAGAATACTTAGATATTTCCTCTAAATCATCATTTGTTAAAGACTGATCAATTTTCATTAACTCAGTAATTGGAAGTGTTTTTATTTCACCCCAATAGAAACAATCCTTAAAGTGTGGGTCTTCTGTATAACTGTAAACAATATTTGCAGGGTCTACATATTTAAGCTCAACACCTGCACCCTGTAAAAACTCATGCTTTGAACATCCAATACCTAAAACAGTTAAGTCGTAGTCAATTCTTTTTCTAATATCGTCATAATGGTTTTCTGAGAAAATAGTATTAATAGCCTCCTCTTCAGCAATCTCTATAGCAGGCTTATATTTAAGTTGCATATATAAGTTTAACTCTTCGTCAGTTTGAGGAAGGTCATCAGGATTCATTACGAAAGGATCAGCTCCTGTTTCTTTTTGAACAATCTCTAATATATCTTTTGCTGCAGCCTGACCCTGTATCATATCCTGATACTTACTTCTCTGTGCTTGTGACATTGCATCTTCTGCATACGCCTTTACATCAAATAGCCTGTCGTTCATTCCATTAACAACAACATCTACAAATTTTGGAATAATTGGCACTGGTGTCCAGTCCAAGTTTAGGTAACTTAAATCGCCATCAACCGCTAACTCGTTTTTATATTTAGCAACTGACTGCTCACCTCTAGCATAAAGACGTAGCCTTTGAAAGTCTCTCCACTGATTGTAGTATCTACATTGGTTTCCGTCTTTCTTAAACCACTCATATTGAATAGCTTGACCTATTTGTAAGCCAAATTCATCTGAAGCTTTTTCGCTATCAGAAACAAACTGACTTGGAAACCCAACAGAAGAAACATTTATTTTTACGTCTTTCATTTATCTTATTATTTCACTACGACTTCCTTTATTGCTATATCTAGCAAAGTTAACAATAATATTTGATTGTTTTTTAATAGGTTGGTAGAGATGTCTTTGACAAGCCATTATAGCTAAACCTGAACTAATAGAGGCATCAAACTTAGTTCTATTGCTTATATCAAACTTTGCCCAATCTTCTAATGTTCTAGCAAAAGGCATATAACCCATCTCTTCAGGTCCAATCAAACCAACATAAGATTCAATGTAGGACTCAATAGCTGCTGCGTGTGCTTGTTTTACAGCCTCACTTGAGTTAGGTATACCCCCAAGCTCTTTCTCTGTCTTAGAGAGCTTGTGTTTAAGTTTATCTGGTCGGTTAATACTAAACGCTCTGTAACCTCTATTTTTAAAATGATACAACAACCTAGGTTTATTATTCTCTACCAGTATAGGCATACCATAAAAGACACAAGCCATTAACACTTCTTCAAAAAATATCTCTGCAGTTTGAGGCCTTGCTACATACTCTAAGAAAAACTGATTACTAGGAGCATCATCCATATTAAATTTAGTAACTCCACTTAATGCACCATTAGATGCTCCACCTCCAACTGTTCCAGATATATCATAGCTATCACAACCAAAAGCACCAAGATGCTCGTTTGCAGGAAAGAAGTCACCTCTATGATTTTTCTTGTATCTATTCTGCATATTTTTTTTTGGTATCCAGCTTACTAAAAACCTTCCCCTAGTGTTTGGAGTCCATATAACCTCAGTGTCTTTAATTCCATTCTTCCAAGAGAAAGAACCACGAGTTAAGTGATGCTCCTTTATAAGTGAATCGTTATAATCAATCTGCTGATATATTCGTGTAAGGTTAAACAAAGACTGTTTACTTTCATCTCTAAATGCATGAGACTCGGTACGAGGAAACTGCCTGTAAAATTCATTCAATGCGTCAGCATCATTCTTTAAACTTTCAACCTCATTACCCCAGTAATCAATAACATCATCCATAGGCATGCCATACTCATCAATGTAACCCTCAAAGTTCCATTCCATTGGGATGAAAAGTGAATATAAGCCGCTTTTGGTTTGACCATTATTACTTCTATTGTTAGGATTAGAGTCATAGTAAAGTTTTTTAAACTCTTCTCCACCCTTATTCAATGCATTAGAAGTTGAGCCCATCATACACTTTCCAATAATTCTTCTACCTAACCTTAAACAAGTTTTGGTGACACGATAATTATTAAGTATATTGTTTGGCTTTAACCATTTACCACTTTCATCATGTGCTAATAATAAAAGTTTTTCCCCATCATAAGAGTTGTCGTCTGTATTTTTCCAGTCAATTGTAGTGTCAAGACCTTCCATTTCTTCATCATCAACATTGTACATGTTCTTTTTTGTAATCTTAGAAGCAGGAACTCTAAAAGCTAACTCTGTTTTAGGCTTGTCCATACCATCCTGTACAGGCTTAAAAAA